AAGAGCTACAGCTACGATCCAGCCAAGCACGCTTGCGACCCAACGTACTCGCCATGCACCGAGTACTACTGCGTGAACGGTCCTGGTGGCAACACCACGCTGATCGAAAACAACGAGAAGGGCATCCAGGAGACCAAGCTCCGGGAAGTCATCGCCCTTCACCGTCAGGCCGCTCTGGGGAGCGACCATGACAGCTTCAAACAGGGTATCTACACCACCAATTCCATCGGAGACAACGACTGATGAGCGCGCCCATTCTCAAGTACTTCACCTTCCGACATCTGCCGCCGAAGCTTCAGGTGATCTCGGAGCCGTTCTGCGGACTGGCCGAACATCTTGACAAGATTCTGCCGGACGGTGCGGAGAAGTCTGTAGCGCTCAGGAAGATGCTGGAATCCAAGGATGCGGCCGTGAGGGCCGCGCTTGACATTGAGGTGAACGACTGATGCCACCCACCAAGCGAGCGGTATCAGCCGCTCCCGAAACCCCAGAGCGGCAGGCCCCATTCCTCAGGGTCGGGCAGATCGTTAACCTCGTAGCGGGTGGCAGGACTCTTCCAAGTTACGAAGTCCTTGGCTGGGATGGAGAGTTCATCAAGTTCCGTGGAAGTATTCACGTGGCTCCTCAGACCGAGGTGGTGTTGATTCCTTATGGCAAGATCGAAGCGATCGGTCTCACCGACGAGCGCTAAGCTCGGAGTGAACTGTTCGAGTGGCTGTCCCACTCGGAACCACGCGACATGGGGCGAATGCGTTCGGGGCAAGAGGTTGAACCTCAATCCGAACCTCGCTGACACCAATGTCCAGAAGGCGTGGGATGCAGAGCTGAACTCGTATGAGTCAGCGGTCCGTCAAGGCGTCCAGCCTGACGGGACGAAGCAGCATCAGGTGGATGCTGCGATGCGGAAGGCTGAAGCCTCCGCCTAAGGGGAATCATGGCAGAGCAATGGGTCCATGTAGACAACCCGACTACAAACCCAGTGAATGTGACCGGATCGATAACGACCACACCATCAGGCACGCAGAACGTCGCGGTAACCTCGCCGACGCCGCTGCCTGTGATCCAAACTCAATCCACAGCCAACTGCTATTTGTACAGCATGGCAAACATTCCGGGAGTGGTGGCCGCAAACGCCTTCCTTTCTGTCTTCAATCCGATCGGTAGCGGTAAGACCATCGTGGTAGCTGCTGCATACATCAGCAATACCGCATCGGCAGCGACTATCGTTACCGATCCTCTCCGGGGATACAGAATCACGGCAGCGTCCGCAGGGACGCTTGCCGCAGCCAACACCATCACGAAGTTCAAGACCAGTCAGCCTGATTCGATCGCCGAAGTTCGGCACACAGGGCCGACCGTAACGCTCGGCAATCCGGTGTTCAACGTTCCTCCGGCGATTACCGCCTCGGGTGGAACTGGTGGCTTCATCAATGACGTGCAGCCACCGGCCGGCGCCCCTAGCTTCACCTTGGCGCCTGGCGAAGGATTTGCTCTCCGCACCGGAGCTGGAGACGTGGATCAGGTGTGGAACTTTACTCTCGTTTGGTTGGAGGTCTGATGTTTGAAGGTGCGCCCAACGCGCAGGAGATCAGCGCGGCATCTCGAACCACCACAGGAACACTTCTTACGGTGCCGGCGGGCAAGTGGTACACCGGCAATCTGTCCATGACAGCAGCCACCGGAGTGGCCGGCACCTGCGCTCCGACTGTTGCTGTCGCGGGGACCGGATCGGCGCCAACAGCGGGCGCGGTCGTGGGAAGGCTGACCGTTATCGGCGTGTCTCTGCTCGGTCCCGTTGCCGACTCGAACGACACAGAGATTCTCCTACTCGCCCCGGACGGTAATGACATAACCCTCGAATTCACCGCCGGAGCCGTGGGCTCCAGCTCTGCAACGATCAATGGATACATCTTCGGCTAAGGAGTTCAGCAGTGGCTGTGACACTTAATGACATCGTCCAGCGAGTGAAGCAGCAACTGCTTGGCTACACTCGTGATCAGGCTGCCATCAGCTATCTGGTGCAGCCTATGACCGACACCGATACAACGTTCAGTGTCGATCCAGATACCGTCACCGCACTCTCTCGAGGTTTGATCGAGATCGATGACGAGATGCTTCTTGTCAAGAAGTACGATCGAGTCTCCGGAGTGGTGACGGTATTCGGTAACGCTACTACGGGTCGTGGCGTCGAAGCCACGACTCCGGCATCTCATGCGATGAGCGCTCTGGTGACTTCCGATCCTCGCTATCCGAGGCAGCGCATCAAAGAAGCGATCAACGACACCATCGCCGGCATGTACCCACATGTCTGGGTGTTCGGAGAGTACGAGTTCCCTTGGGTTGCAGCTCGCTACGAATACCCTCTGCCGGTTGATGTCGAGCAGGTGTACAAGGTGACGACCAACACCATCGGCCCTTCGGCCGTTTGGTTCCCGAACTCCTCGTGGCGATTCAACCCTCAGGCTTCGGTCACTCCGGGGCAGGTCAAGCCCACCCCGACTCCGACCGGCAAGTCTCTTCAGATCATGAGGGACTACATCGTCCCGGGCCGTAACGCCCGGGTGATCTACATGAAGAGTCCTGGTGTGCTGACCAACGACGCAGATCTTCTGACGTCCACCGGATTCCCTGAGCGATACGTAGACCTGATCACGTACGGCGTGTGTGCTCGCATGCTGCCTTCGTACGACGCTGCTCGACTTCAGCAGCAGTCCATCGAGTCGACCGAGCGGGCCCCTCTGGTTCCACCGGGTGCTGCGAACAATGCCTCTCAGTACTACCTCGGGCTGTATCAGCGTCGCCTCACCGAAGAGCGGGATCGACTGTTCCAGCTCTACGAGAACTACATCACCTTCAACGGCTAAGGAGCGGCTGTGACCGTACGCTATTACTCGTCAGTCGCTTCCGAGAAGACGCTGACCGGAACCATCACCGCTGGACAGACCACGCTGGTTGTGTCCAACACCATCGGCCTGCCAGGGTCCTTCCCGTACACGCTCGCAGTGGATTACGAGACAGTATCCGAGGAGCTGGTGAATGTCACCAACGCTGCCGGTACCACTCTCACCATCGACCGCGCAATCGACGGTACGTCCGCATCCAGTCACAACGCTGGTGCTCGGGTCAGGCATGTTACCTCCGCTCGGGACTTCTCCGACAGTCGCAACCACGAGAATGCCGATGACGGCATTCACGGTCTCTCTCCGGGTGAGGAGATCGTCGGCACCGACAAGGTGCAGACTCTCACGAACAAGACGTTTGTCAACGCTCAGGGCACGTTCCTCAATCCCGACTTCAATCTCACCGGTACTGCGGTCTCTACGTGGAACCGCTCCCCAGCGGGAGCGGACACAGTAGTTGCTCAGGAGCTGACCAACGGCACCGAGCAGACCTGGGCTCAGTTCAACAACGGGCACACGAAGATTCGCAACCCTCTGGCTCTCGACACCGCCGTGACCACACGGCGTGTGTCTGTCACGATGTCCGACGGAACTACCGAGCGCTTCAGGATCGAAGCATCTGGTCAGGTCGTCTCTCTGCCTCGGTCGGGAACGACCGCAGGCAACTCCGGCTTCAAGGTTGTAGATCCCGGAGACCTGCCGAACCGCCGGCTGTTCAAGGTGATGGACGTAACCGACGCTGTCGAGAAGTTCACCATCTCTTCGGGTGGAACCACCTCGATCCACACCACCGACCCTGCTGCGATCAGCCTGTTCATCCAGCAGGCCGCCACTCCGTCGAGCAGCTCGATCCTGGTGTTCGACGATGCCAGCAACACGCTGTTCAACGTAGACCTTGCGGGTATGACGAACATGCGTCGTCGTGCGTTGGTGACGAACGACGACATTCCTGCGAACACCGTTCTTCAGGTGCGAGGCAACGCCACTCAGTCCGGCAACCTCACCCAGTGGCAGAACTCGGCGAGCACCGCCCTGGCGAGGGTTCGATCTGACGGTTCGGCCGACTTCACTCCGGTGGTCACCACTACCGGTGTCACTACAGCCGCTGCCGGCTGGTCTACGGTCACCGAGATCGCTGTCGTCAAGGCCGGCATAGCCACCATTCAGGTGACGTTCCTCAGGACCGGTGGCAACATCGTCCCTGATGCGGCTGGTGACGTCGTGGCAGACCCCGCAGTCTTCACGATGGCCGCTGCGTTCCGACCGAACTCGGCGTTCGGTGCGGCTACCATGACCTTCTCCAGCACCAACGACTCGGGCACGGGTTCGGTCAACCTCAACCCTTCGACCGGCGGTGCGAACCTGATGACATGGTCTACGGGAGGAACGCTCTTCACCGGTCAGCAGCTCAGGGTTACCATGACCTACGCCCTGGCGTTCTCTTAAGGAGTAAACCATGGCGCAAGTCGTACACAAGATTCCTTACGAACTGAGTGGTCAGGGGTCTTCCGGAAACAGCAAGTACCAGCTCGGTGACAATCTCTACGACTATGCGCTTGCCGGTATTCCCTTCCTCTCCGCCATCAACGATCAGCGTCCCTACACGGAGCGCATGGCAGAGATCAGGAAGCAGCAGTTCGACAACTTCGCGGAGCCTGGCGAGCAGTCCCTCGAAGGCTGGTGGCTTCGCAGTCAGTCCACCTTCTCCGGTGGCGCCGGCCTGCTGTACCAGGATCCGGACAACGACAACCAGTTCAACTATAGGTTCGCCACGTCTCTCGGCATCAATCCGTGGAACTCCGGCAACCTCCAGCTGCTGCGAGACACCACGAACGTAGTGCCCTCCGGCAAGAATCCTCAGCGAGTGCAGGGATATCTCACGGCTGCCGGCGTGGACGCCTTCTGGGCGTCCGCCGGAGATGATCTGGTCTCTCATCAGGGCGGAGTGAATACCGCTGTGATCACCGGTGGTGGTCAGATCATCTACGACATGACCAGCACCGGCACCACGTACATCCTCGCTCGAACCAATGGCATCTGGAGCGGGACCGACGTCGCCGCTCCGACTCAGCGATACACCAATGCCGGAGTGAACTGGGCGATCGAGTTCGTCAAGGACCGTATGATCATCGGTCTGAACAACTCAATCTACCAGGGTGTCCTGACTGCAGCCGCAGTAGCACTTCCAGTAGCGTCGTTCACGCATCAGGATCCTAACTGGGTATGGCGTTCAATCACCGACGGACCGAACGCAATCTATGTAGCAGGGGATTCCGGTACCACCAGCCAGATCCATAAGTTCACAGTCGTGGACAGTGCAGGTCTGCCTGTTCTCACCTGGGCCGGCGTCACTGCCACCATGCCTACGGGCGAGATCATCAATACCATCTATCAGTACGTCGGATCCTTCGTCGGTATCGCTACCAACAAGGGTTTCCGGATCGGCGAGATAGACGGCAACGGCGATATAGCGTACGGTCCCCTCCTTTTCGAACCAACAGGCGGTTGCAAAGGCATAACCGGCCGGGATCGCTTCATGTGGACAGGCTCTCAGAACGACCACGAGGGCTCCTCAGGGCTTTGGAGAGTGGACCTGGGTAGTTCCACCCAGGAGCAGACGACAAGGGCTGTACGGTACGCCTACGCCCGCGACATCTACTCTACCGGAGAGACCGGAGACATCACATCTCTGACAGTGTACGGAGACACCGATCAGGTGGCGTACAGCATGGATGGTGTTGGTGCTTACGTCGAACATGCCACTCGCCTTGTGTCGAGTGGCTTCCTCGATACGGGTCGCATCAGGTTCAACACCGAAGAGCCGAAGCTTTACAAGTTCTTCTCTCTTCGTACACCATCTCCGCTCAACGGTACGGTGTCAGCCTCCCTCCTCTCGGAGGGTGGCGGTGTCATTCCTTACGTCACCTACTCCGGATCCAATCCCTCAGGCACGAGAGACATCGCCACGCCCACTCCTCCGGGGCCGCAGAACTGGATCGCACTGCGATTCACTCTCGGCAGGGATGGGATCGACACCGCTAAGGGCGGTGTCTTGAACGGCTGGCAGGTGAAGGCGCTGCCGGGTTCTATCCGTCAGAGGATCATCACTCAGGTGTTCTTGATGCTGGACGAAGAGCAGGACCGTGGCGGTCAGCGTATCGGATACGAGGGCTATGCGAGGGACAGGTTCGAAAGTTTCAAGGAGGTGGCTCGTGCTGGGGATGTGGTTCTTTTCCAAGAACTCGCCGATGACATCTCTACTCAGATCGTTATCGACGACTGGGAGTTCAGGCAGACAGGGCCGCCCGGACCGACAGGTGCCTTGGGTGGTTATCTAACGGTGGTCATGCGAACAGTCGCAGAATCCACGTAACCACTGGGAGGGGACGATGGGAATAGAAACCATCGTGACAGCGATGGTGCTGATCTTCAGCTCCATCGGAAGTTTCTGGGGAGGAAGACGGACCGCCGGCGAACAGAGCATCGAGGCTGCCAGCACTACGGTCGAGATGCTACAAGTTCAGGTGGATCTGCTTCGAGAGCAGATCCACGAGCGTGACGAGAAGATCACGGCCCTCGAAGCGAAGATGGAAATCCTCGAAGCCATGGTTACGCAGCGAGCCGAGGTCGAAGAGGTCAAGCACGAAGTTCAGGGTGTACGCTTGGTGGTGGATCGTATCGCCAACAAGGTAGGAGCGTAAGCTCATGTCCACCGAACTCCCTTGGTTTCACCGCACCATCATAGCGGTGGTGAACGAGCAGGACCGAGAGTGTGTGCGTCACGTACAGCAGGTTCTGAACATCCCTGTCACCGGACAGATGGACGAGTCCACTCGGATGGCTGTCATCCGGGTGCAAACTCTGTTCAACCTCAACGTGAACGGATCTATCAATGAGGCCACCGCTCAACAGATCGAGCGGTTGAGACGATGGGAGACACTGTGAGCAATCGAACGAAGTTCGATGCGGTTCGATCCTCCGAGACGGAGGAATCGTGAAGCACGAATGGGTACGCACTCTGCGTACCAGCCTTCAGGCGCTGATTGGCTTCCTGCCAGTCGTACCGCTCCTTGTGGGAGCGGTTGGCGTCAGCACCACGGCAGGAGTCGGAGCTGTTGTGATCGGCGTAGCGGCAACGCTCACGAGGATCATGGCTATTCCTCAGGTCGATGACCTGGTGAACAGATTCCTCAGGCAGAAGTAACGAGAGGGGCCCCTTCGGGGGCCCCTCTTTTTTGCGTTACTGAGACTTCGGGAGATCTTCGGTGCTGCCTCGGAAGTCGACGTCAGGCAGAATGGTCTGCGGCTTGAACGTCACTCGGTAGTGGTTGGCACTCGCCTTGATCGGCTCGCCCTGCTCCACGAAGTACGAGACATTGTCCGACAGTCCAAGGAAGTGCTTCTTGTATTGTCCGTCGCCGACCTTGCAGGTGACTTCGAGCTGGCTGCCCTGGTCTTCGATGGAGCACTGACCGACGATGACCATCAGATACTCGTCGGTGATGCCGTTGAACATCACGATCCGACGGTTCACCTCGAAGTTCTCCGCAGCCTTCGAGAGGTTGTCGGACACGACATCAGCATCGGACGCACATCCGGCGAGAACAAGCGTAGCCGTAAGGGCTACGCCTACAGCGACTGTCTTGGTCTGGCGATTCACAGATGGATCCTTATCGTCTTGATGCCTGCGGATTCGGCCAGATCGGCACAACCTGTAGCGCCGTGTGAGTAGTGAAACTCTTCGATGTCACATCGAGAGGATGTGCACTCCGAGATGAACGCCAGGCAGATATCCGCTCCGGCGTTCACCATCTGTTCGTTACGGATCGGGCCGGCAGCCCGACCGTGTTCGCTCCACCTGGCGGGAAAGATGGACATCTCCACCTTGTGACGCATCGCCCAAGCCTTGGCCATCTGATCGGCCCCGGTAGGGCAGTTGCCGTGAACCACGGTAGTGACATCACCAACGAAGTTCAGAGCATCCCACACACGCTGCCGCTCGGGCCAATCGCGAGAGCCGGTCACGAGGACCTTCACTCTTCCTCCATGTTGGTCAGCTTGATGAGTCGCACGAGGTGGAGTCCGTACTCCTGACCCTCATCTCCGGATGATAGTGCCTGCCGTACGTTCCTCTTGGCTCCGACGATCGACATCTCTTCGGTGTCCACGATCATGTGAGCTACGAACGTCACCTTTTGTAGCACTGCATCACCACGATCTTCAGTCGGTACGGATACTTACTCAGGATCCTGACCATTCGCATCGAGGATCTCCGTTGCCAGCTCTTCCAGGATGTCAGCAACCCGCTCGGCTTCATGCCGAGCGAGAGCCTCTTCGAATCCGTCAGACATCTCAACCCTCCCAGGCCTTGGGCTCTTGCTCCCTGTCCAGATACGCAGCGGCGATCACCGAGTATCCGGCGAGATCTACCAGAGTGTCCCGCACGCTCTCGAACTCCGGCTTGGAGACACCTTCGCTCACCAGACTCAACAGCCGGCTGTGCTTGATGCCGATCTGAATGAGAATAGCATCCCACGGAGTAAGGCCGGCAAGCTGTCCTGCCAGCGTGAAGTTGCTGAACTCGTCGGTAGGAGCGTAGTCCTTGTTCTTGCGAGACAGCGTAACGGCAAGCTCGTTCGCTACCTTCTCGATGTGCTCAGTCAACGAGGATCACCTCTGCTATTCCGGCGTGTTCGATGAGGTTGGTGCATTGCTGGCACGGAGGCTCTGTAGTGTAGAGCGTAGCTCCTCCGGACTGACCAATACCTGCTTGGAGTATGGCGTTGTGCTCGGCATGGATGGCATGGCAGGGATAGGCGTTATAGTCACTGCCAGCAGGTACCTGTCCGTAGGAAAGTCCTCCTCTAGGGCAGCCTCCGCTGTCGCAGTGAATCTTGCCAGAAGCCACGCCGTTATATCCATTACCGATCACCTTCTTGTCCTTGACCAGTACGGCCCCGACTTTCCTTCGCGAACAAGTTGATCGCTCACTCCAGACTATCGCCAGTCTGCTGAAAGTCTCTTCCCAGGCGGGGCGGTTAGACACGGTTCGGATCCTCCATGTATCGCTGCACTTCCTCATCGGACAACAGGCGATACTCGATTGCCTGACCCATGCCGAACAGCTTGAAGATCCGCAGATCGCGATGCCAGTAGTGATCGCCCTTCCTGAAAGTCTTCGCGACGTTGCGAGGGAACTTAGCATGCTGCGTCCACGATACGTTGCGACCGGGGATGTGGGTCAGATACGGAGGGAGGTCACTCGCCATTGAGGATGGCCTCCAACTCGGGGAGACGCTGGTCTCCCCGCTTGATGATGATGTACGACGTGCCCCAGTCGCCCTTCTTCTTCTTGCCGTAAGTGCTCCCGATCAGAATCTCCGAGAGAGGCTGCCCGTAGTAGCCGAACCCGTAGACCTTGCAGATGCGGATGTTGGAGTTACTGCCAACAGCGACGATGTCGCCGATTTCGATCTCGACTCCGAGCTGATCCTTGTAATGCTTCTCACTCACAGTCGTGACCTCCTCGGGTCTCTTCGTCTCCGGTGTCTTCGGTCTTGGAGTGCTTACCCATCAGCTGTCCTGCCATTCGATCCACGCGTTCGACGGATCGATTCCGTCGGTCACTACAACCTGCTTCTGTGTGCGCTTACGGCGAGTGCCGGCGGCGTACTTCTCGCTCACCCGATACCAGCCGTCGTGGTCGCGGCTGGAGCCAGGAGCGTAGTACGGGCCGAAGACCTTGACAGCCTTCCACTCTCCGTCGATCAGCTCCTCGATCAGCGCACGATAGAAAACGACCTGATCAGCTTGGATAGTGCGTGCCATTACTTGCCGCCCGTCGGGTTCGGCCGACGGTACGGGTCCTGCTCGGCCTTCACGTCACCCGAAGCCTTGTTCTCCTCGTACTGGAGGTCGAACTCCTTCGCCTTGTCCTCGGGCGTGTTGTCCGTGCTGAACGGGATGTCATTCCACTTGGTCATGCTACCTTCTCCGTCTGAATGGTGTGCTCTTCGATGCGGTACTCGGTGTACTCGTACTTCTCGGGATCGACATCAACGTAGTACGTTGTGGCGTCGAACTCAAGCTCCACGCCATCCCCAACGGCAAGCTCGTTCAGACGACCCCACGCCCAACCTTCGGTGCTCCAGAAGGAATCGATGTGCGACGCAGGGTACGTACCGTTGATCGGCATCGTCTCACTGATGACGACAAACACACTGTTCATGTACGAATCATCCTCACCAGGGCCTCGGGGCCCTGCTTCGTGTAGATGGAGTTCACATCTTCCTTCGGCGGCATCTTGATGCGTACCACCGGAGTGCTGACCTCGTGCAGAAGACGATCGCCGAGCTTCTTGCCGGCGTCGTCTCCGTCCTCAAAGAAGTAGATCCGGCTGAAGTCGTCGAAGATCAGAGGCCAGAACTCTTGCCAGTTGTCCACTCCGGCGATGCCCACTGCAGGGATGCCGGAGATGTTCAGCGTGAGTGCGTCGATCTCACCCTCAGCCACAGCCAGCCAATCGCCGGCGGCTTCGATGGACTGCACATGATACAGACTGGACTGAAGCTTGGCCCACTTCATGTACTTGCTGTGCTTGGTCTCGGTCTTGCAGTCATGGTTCTGGATGCACCGAAAGGTCATGTTCACCGTGCCGGCTGCTGTGATGTACGGAATGGACAGCCGGCCGAGCATGCCCTCATGTCCGGGCAGAGGGTCAGTCACTACGCCAAGACCTGCCCCGAGTGCGGCGGCCTTGTCGATTCCCCGCCCTTCGAGATACGGCAGTGCTCGATGCACCTGACTTGCGTACGTCTCCGTAGCTCTGTCCAGTGATCTCTTCAAAGCGGGCGATAGCGCTCTTGAAGTCAAGCCCATCCTCCTTGATGATCAGATCGATTGCCGCACCCTTCATCCCGCAGGTGTGGCAATTGAACACCTGGGTGATGGTGTTCACCGAAGCCGAAGGCGTTCGGTCTCCGTGGAACGGACACTTGTACTTGAACCACCCCCGACCCTCCAAGGAGTCGGGGATGGGCTCTCCTGCGTAGTGCACAAGAACTGCCGACAGTTGACCTGTCGGCCGCTCCTCGTTACTTCTGGTTTCCCTGTTCCTCAACGTAGCCCCTTACAGAATCCTGTAGAGCGACGTACATCTCTGTGTTCTGTGTGATGTCCACAGTAAACGACTGCTCACAGGCCTGTAAAGTCTTGTCCATCATGTTGTCGTACTCGGATTCCTTCGACATCAGATCTCCTCCATCTTCTCGAAGCTCTTACGGCTGAGCAGAACAACTCGCTCCTTGCCGTCCGGGTGGATCTGGTGGGCGATCGCCGTCAGATCCTCATGCTCAACCACCGGACGGTAGTTCTCAAGCACTTCCCGGATGACGTACTTAAAGTTCTTGGTCGAGCTCTTCATGGCATACACGCTGCCGTGCTCAAAGAAGTCACTGCTCATCGGGTTTCACCAGTCCAATCACGTTGTGCGCCGGCGGCTTCACGAGATACGCCCAGATTCCTGCTGCGAGGTTGGGGTCATCTCGAAGATGACCCAGCAGTTTGTTGCACGGAGAGCAGAGCAGGCCTCGAACATAGCCTGTCTTGTGGTCGTGGTCAACGGCAAGCTTCTTGGTCAATCCCTTGGCTCGCCTACAGATGGCACACACGCCGCCCTGAGCGGCGTACAGAGCTTCGTACTGCCCATCCTTCAGGCCGTACACCGCAGCCACTCTACGGGCGTGTGAGGCCTGCTTAAGACGGGCCTTCTCTGCTCGATGATGAGTCGCACATCGAGGACCGGGGTGCGGAGCGGGTCTTTTGGACCCGCTCTCACAATCCTTGCAGACTCTTGGCTTCATCAGGTTTCCCTGAAGTACTGACAGTTGGTGCAGAGCAGGCCGAACTTGTTGCCCAGCCATGCTCGCACCAGACAGGGACGAGAGCAGCACATCAGTGCCACTTCCTTCCTTCGATCCAGAACATCACGGCTATCATCACGAGAACCACGACGCCGGCTATCATGCTACTTCCTCCCGGAATTCTTCAGCCAGAGGAAGAGGATCCACAAGAACAGAGCGATTACCACCACGGAGATCACAGCTCATCCTCTTCGCCGCAATCGATGCACTCAAGGTAGCAGTTCGTTTCGTCCGCAGCCACCACCTCGAAGCGATGCTCGCACTCTTCGTCAGACATCTTCCCTCTCCTCTCCGCAGTACATGCACTCCCAGCCGGCGTGGATCTCGGTACAGCCGTACATCTCGATGTACTCGATCCATTCGTGACCGAAGTCTTCGCAGTCGCTTGCATCTTCAGTGGTCAATT